CAGTGCCAGTTCAGTATTTTGGTCGTGAGCTCAAGTTTGCTGGTAACAGAACTTTTGCAGATTGGACACTTACAGTTATCAACGATGAAGATTTTGTTGTTCGTAACGCCTTTGAAAGATGGATGAACGGCATCAATTCTCATAGTTTGAATATTCGTAATCCAATTGCTTTAGCTCCAGGTGGGTATACAGTTGATGGTGAAGTTACTCAGTTTGGTAAAACAGGAGACCAACTAAAGAGATACAAGTTTCTTGGTCTTTTCCCAACTGATGTAACACCCATTGATGTTGATTGGGGTTCAAACGATACGATTGAAGAATTCTCAGTCACTCTTGCCTTCCAATGGTGGGAGTCAGTACAAGCAGCAGTGGTCTAAGAATTGGAGGAGGTTCGCCTCCTCTAATCTTATCTTTTGAAATGAGAGGTATCTAAAATTGCTATAAAACTTTTCGGGTTTACACTCGGCAAACAAGATATTGTTCAGAAACAAGCACCTGAACAACCATCTTTCACACTTCCAACAGAAGCATTAGACGATGGTGCAGTCACCGTCACACAAAATGCTCACTATGGAACTTACATTGACCTTGAAGGTGCAGTTCGGAATGAGTTAGAACTTATCACAAGATACCGTGAAATGTCTAATCATCCAGAACTAGACCAGGCCATTGATGATATTGTCAACGAAGCAATCACACACGATGTTACTGGTAGAACAGTTGACATTGTAACAGACAAACTAAAACAACCAACATCAATCAAAAAGAAAATACATGAAGAGTTTGAAAATGTATTGAAGATGTTGAACTTTGGTAATCTCGCTGATGATCTATTCAAAAGATGGTACATTGATGGTAGAATATATTTTCAAGTGGTGGTGGATGAAAAGAATCCAAAAGAAGGTATACAAGAACTTCGTTATATTGATCCTCGTAAGATTCGTAAAGTGCGTGAGATCAAAAAAACTAGAGATCCAAAAACTGGCGCACAAATTATAGATTCAATTGCCGAGTACTACATCTACAATGACCGTGGTACGACAACACAAACTTATACGGCACAAGTCAATCAAGGTGTAAGAATTGCAACAGATTCAATTATCAATGTCAATTCTGGAATGATGGATGCAAAGAATACATTTGTCATTTCTTATCTACACAAAGCAATCAAACCACTCAATCAACTAAGAATGATTGAAGATGCCGTGGTCATCTATCGTTTATCAAGAGCGCCAGAACGCCGTATTTTTTACATTGATGTTGGTAATCTTCCAAAAGGTAAGGCCGAACAATACCTTCGTGACATCATGATAAAATATCGCAATAAGATGGTATACGATGCCTCAACAGGTGAACTTCGTGATGATCGCAAACATATGTCAATGTTGGAGGATTTTTGGTTACCAAGAAGAGAAGGTGGTAAAGGTACTGAGATTACTACATTGCCAGCAGGACAAAACCTTGGTGAACTTGAAGATGTAAAATACTTTCAAAAGAAACTATTACAAGCTCTGAATGTTCCTCTTTCAAGACTTGAACCACAACAAGGTGGTATGATTGGTCTTGGTAGAACCACAGAAGTCACAAGAGAAGAAGTCAAATTTGCAAAGTTTATTACAAGACTTCGTAACAAGTTCTCACAAATTTTTGACCATGCGCTTCGTGCTCAACTTGTACTCAAAGGTGTTTGTACTTCAGAAGAGTGGGAAGATTTCAAAGAAAACATCTATTACGATTACAAGAAAGATAATAACTTTACAGAACTTCGTGATGGTGAACTATTGACAACTCGCCTTCAACTTCTTAGCACTGTTGATCCATTTCTTGGTCGTTACTATTCAACAAAATGGGTTCGTAAAAATGTTCTTCACATGACTGATGAAGACATTGAGCTAATGGAAAAAGAAATTGCACAAGAACAAGAAAAAGGTAGTGGTCAACCAGTATTAGGTGGTCAACAAGAACCACCACCGTCACCTGATGAATACCCACCAGTTGACAATACACAAGATGAGAATACTGAATCTGATACGCCAGATTTAGATAGGCAAGTAAATAAGTTTTCGTCTGTACTAAATAGGTAACCAATTTCAAAAGGAAACAAAATGAACACCGAAACATTTATTCAAAAAGTTGCTGCTGGAGAAGCAGCAGAAGCAAAAGATATATTGAATGATATTTTATCTTCAAGAGCTTTTGATGTTCTTGACGAAAAGAAACAAGAGATTGCCAAAGCACTTTACGGTAATGGTGAAGACATTGAGGTACAAGATACTGCCGATACACCAATGGAAGATGAACTTCTAACACAAGAAGAATTTGATGCACTTTCAGAAGAAGACCAAGAACTTTATCTTGATTATTTGAATCAACTTGATGAAGTTTCTTTAGGGTTGGCAAAGAAATCATATCAAAAGCGTGCTGAAAAAGCCTATGATACTGAAGATCCTAAACAGATAAACAAACAATCTGCTCAAAGTGGCAGAATCATCAAAAAATTTGGTAAAGAAGGTTACAAAGCAGTTGATTCAGTTCATAGAAAATTTGATAATAAATGAAATCACTACAAGACTTCAAGCAACAACCAATAATTGAGGAAGAAAAGTCGGACTATTCAAAGTTCGACATGTTGGTTCGTGCTGGTCTTGCAAACAAAGCACAACTTCAGCGTATTCACAAAATTCTTGATAAGATGAAAGAAGAACGACCAGTATTCAACAATGCTGACAGAATGATTCTTCAAAATCTTTTCAATAAGATGGTTGATTTGATTTCAACTAACAAACAAATCTTCCAACAAACTCGCCGGGCTGTGCGTGAAGAACTTGATGAAAGAATAATTGATACTGCCGATTACAAAATAGGTCCTTCTGGTCGCAAAGTAAGAGCTCATCGTATCAAAGTTGGCGATGAGGTTTATGGTAAAGAGAAAGATGTAAAAGAAGAGAATATAATTGAAGCCGAAGAGTTGACAGAACAAACACCTGACTTACCAAAAGATCCACCATTTGTTTTGATACTGAAAAGAAAAGCAATTCGTATGTACCCAAATAAAACAAAAATTGCTTTGTATCACAATCTAAAACTAAACAAATATTTTTCAATACCTTATGGACCAAACATTGACTCTTCACCATTACAGGCCGAAGAAACTCAATTAGAAGAAGCGGTAATGGATCAACTACATAAAATTGTCGCTGATAAACAATCGCAAACCGTAAAATTTGCCAATGGTCAAACTCGTAAAGTAGACCACTATACCGCATCAGCAATTACACAGGTTCATAAGGCTTTGAATGATGAGAATAAGAAAAAAGTTGCAGATATGGTACACAAGTCTCCTGCACATTTAACTAAGATAGCAGATTTTGCTTTTAGTCGTGTCAAATGAGACTGATAGATTTAGTTGCTGCAAATAAATTAGATGAAGCAAAACAAGAACTATTTGCTTTTCTAAGTGATATAGTACAAAAAAGATTATCTGAAGCAAAAAAATATGTTGCCGCAGATAACTATGAAGAGGTAGAAGAACTTGATGAGGCCGTAAAGAGAAATCCTAACATCATCAAGATGGGTCGTATCAATCGTATTCGTAGAAGAATTCGCCGTAATGCAAAAGGTCGTATTGTAGTACAAAAGAATCGTAGACGGTCAGGTATCAAAGGTTATAGAATTTCAGGTAATACGGTAAAACGAATACCTGCAACAGAAAGATTACGAAAGGCTCGCTTACTGAAGCGTTCATGGAAAACAACAAGAAGAGCAAAAATACGCCGGTCATTATTGAAAAGAAAACTTTCAATGCGTAGACGGGCCTCATTAGGACTAAGATAAAATGCCATTTGAAATTACAAACTCACTTCGTTCAGCATCAATTATTCGTATTGTTGATACTGGCACTGCCAATGTAACTTTGGCTCAACTTGCTAAAAATGCAAATGAAACTGTGAATTCTGCAACCATCAAAAGAGTAATGTGGTCAACGAATGGTTCTATTTCAATTACAAGAGATGGTGTGCCTATTTTAGCACTTCATGGTTCTGGTGATATGAGACCATCAGAATCAGGCCATGTAATTGCAAATAATGCTACCGCAAATATTGCCATCGCAATTACAACTGGTGGTTCAGCAATTTTAGAGATTACAAAAGACACAACCTATACAACAGCTTTAGAAGGCGTATAAGATGAAACTTATAAGAGAAACCGTAGAAGAGGTAAAATATCTTACCGAAGAATCTGAAAACGGTGGTAAAAAATTATACATTGAAGGCACATTTTTAGTTGGCGATCAAGTCAATAAAAATAATCGCATGTACAAAATGTCAACACTTCGTAATGAGGTTGCTCGTTACATGAAAGAACTTGTTGAAAATAATCGTGCGTTGGGTGAACTAGGTCATCCAGATACTCCTACAATCAATCTTGAAAGAGTTTCACACAAGATAATTTCTCTGAAAGAAGATGGTAATACATTTAGAGGAAAAGCACTTGTTCTAGATACACCATACGGTCAGATTGTCAAAAATCTAATTGAAAATGATGTAGGTGTAGGTGTTTCATCTAGAGCTTTAGGTTCTTTGACAATGACCAAAGAAGGTTACAATTTAGTTCAAGATGATCTTCGTCTTGCTACAGCTGCCGATATCGTTGCTGATCCTTCTGCACCAGGTGCTTTTGTCAATGGAATTATGGAAAATAAAGAGTGGATGATGGTTGATGGTAGATTTGTAGAATCTGACCATGACCACTACAAAAAAACAATTCAGAGAGCTTCTAAGAAACAAATAGAAGAAGTTGATCTAAAATTATTTGAAAATTACCTACGAAAATTCTAAATTTATAAATAAGAAATCATAAGGAGATTCCTAATGGCAACAAATAAACTAATGGAAGCAGCAGCTGAAATTCTTGCAGGTAGCAAGTCTAAAGCAACTGCTATGCCTCCAGAAAAACTGGCCGGAGAACACGAAGACCTTGGTGGTCCTACTCCACAAAATTACAAACCAGATGATGATTCTGCAAAGATTCATGTTGGAGCAAAAGCACCAGATAATTCTGGTAAAAACAAAGCTTCTATTTCTACTAAACCTTCTGCTGCATCGCCAGACACTCAACTTCACATGAACAAAGAAGAAGAAGAAACAAAAGAAGAAGTTATTGCTGAAGAAGAAATTGATTTTTCTTCTGATATTGAATCAATCTTTGCAGATGAAACAATCTCTGAAGACTTCAAATCTAAGGCTGCAACAATTTTTGAAGCCCGTGTTTTAGACCGTGTTTCTCAAATTGAAGAAGAAATTGAATCCAAATATGCTTCTATGCTTGAAGAAGCTGTAGAAGAAATCAAAAATGACCTGACTGAAAAAGTTGACGACTATCTGAACTATGTCGTTGAACAGTGGATGGAAGAAAACCAACTTGCCATTGAATCAGGTCTTCGTGCTGAAATCACAGAAGAATTTATTGCTGGTCTACGCAATCTATTTGCGGAACATTATATTGATGTACCTGCTGAAAAAGTTGATTTAGTTGACGAACTTGCTGGTAAAGTTGAAGAACTTGAAAGCAAACTCAATGAAGAAATTGAGCGTAACATTGATTACAAAAAAGCTCTTATTGAGTCAGTCAAAACAGATATTACCAGAACAGTATGTGAAGGTCTTACCGATACACAAGCTGAAAAAATCAAAGCACTCGCAGAGAGTGTAGAATTCTCCACAGAGGAAGAATACACAGAAAAGCTTGAAACAATTCGTGAGAACTACTTCCCATCTGGTATGAAAAAAGCTGATGCAAATCAACTTCACGAAACAGTAGAAGATACTGACGACAAGAAAGTTGAGATCCATGATCCTTTTGTTGCCGCAGTATCAAAAGCAATTTCTAAAACAAAACTCTAATAAAAACTAAGGAGATATAAATGTATTTGTCCGAACAACTTCAAAAGAAATGGGAAGGTGTACTAGAACACCCAGACCTTCCTTCTATTTCTGATCCTTATCGTAAGGCCGTTACAGCTGTAATTCTTGAAAACCAAGCAACCGAAATGCAAAAGGCTGCTGGTATTCTAAATGAAACTTCACCAACTAACTTTGTTGACACAGGTGGTTTTGGTGGTGGCGCAGCAGCTGCAGGTCCAGTTGCTGGTTTTGATCCAATTCTTATCAGTCTTGTTCGCCGTTCTCTTCCAAACCTAATTGCTTATGATGTCGCTGGTGTTCAACCAATGACAGGTCCAACAGGACTTATCTTTGCAATGCGTTCTCGTTACGCAAATCAATCTGGTACAGAAGCTTTCTACAATGAGGCCAATGTTTCATTTGCTGGTACTGCTTCTAATAACGGTGGTTCTGGTTTTGCATTTGACTTAGCTACTGATACTTCTGCAACACTCAATGTATTTGCTAACACCGTTCACGCATCTCGTGACACTTCTACAACCACTGGCCGTGCAGAAGCTCTTGGAGACGGTAATGCAGCTAATACTTTCCAAGAAATGGCATTCAGTATTGAGAAAGTTACTGTAACTGCTCGTACCCGTGCTCTAAAAGCTGAGTACTCAATGGAACTTGCACAAGACCTCAAAGCAGTTCATGGTCTTGACGCAGAAACAGAATTGGCAAATATTCTTTCTACAGAGATTCTTGCTGAGATCAACCGTGAAGTTGTTCGCACAATCTATTCTACTGCTAAAGTTGGTTGCCAAGTTGGTACTACTACTCTTGGTACATTCAATCTTGACACCGATTCAAATGGTCGTTGGATGGTTGAAAAAGTCAAAGGTCTTGCTTTCCAAATTGAGCGTGAAGCTAATGCAATCGCCAAGTTGACTCGTAGAGGGAAAGGTAACATCATGATTTGTTCTTCTGATGTTGCTTCTGCTCTTTCAATGGCAGGCATTCTTGACTACAACTCTGCACTTCAAGGTCAAGTCAATCTGACCGTTGATGATACTGGTAACACATTTGCTGGTACTCTCTTTGGTCGTATCAAGGTTTATATTGATCCTTACTTCCCAGTTAGCTCATCTGCTGAGTTTGCTGTTGTTGGTTACAAAGGTTCAAATGCCTATGACGCAGGTTTGTTCTATTGCCCATATGTTCCTCTACAAATGGTTCGTGCTGTTGACACTGGTACTTTCCAACCAAAAATTGGATTCAAGACTCGTTACGGCATGGTAGCAAACCCATTCGCAGAAGGTACCAATCAAGGTCTTGGTGGAAGAACTGTTATTTCTAACAACTACTACCGTGCCTTCAAGATCACAAATCTGATGTAAGGTTATTAGGTGCTATAACAAGAATAAAAAAAGGGCACCAAATCAAAAAGAGAGGACTTCGGTTCTCTCTTTTTTTTACGCATAAATAATACTATGACAGCACTCAATAGAATACCAACAAATCCAAACTTTCTTCAGCCAAATAAATTTTTGCTGAACTTTTCACGAGCACCAAATGTTCAGTATTTTTGTCAATCGGTCACCGTGCCAGGCATTTCATTGTCAGAGGCTGTTCTTGTCAATCCACTTGTTGATATCTACTCACCTGGCGAAAAGGCCATCTATGACTTATTGAATGTCACCTTCTTTGTTGATGAAGAGTTGAGAAGTTGGACAGAAATTCATGATTGGATTCGTGCAATGACTTTTCCTGTTAGTTATGATGAATACAAACAATTACCAAAACTAAATCGTGTTGCTGGGTATAAACAAAACTTTCCACAATTCTCTGATGCCACGGTAACTTTATTGTCATCTTCAAACAAAGAATATTACCGATTCAAATTTCGCAATTGTTTTCCTACTACATTGTCTACCTTTATAATGAACTCTGCCGATTCTCCAGACACGGTCATTACTGCCGATGCCACATTTAGGTATGAATACTACGACATTGAAAAATTGTTTTGACATTTGACTAATCTGTGATATACTTCCAATAGGAGGTATTTTATGAAACAACTTGATGATTTACTTGAAATGTGGCGGCAAGATTCTGACATTGACAGAACAGAACCAGGCAAAGCACTTCTTGACATTCCTAAACTTCACAGTAAGTATTTGAACATACTTTCAAGGCATCGTTTGCTTTCAAAAGAGTCTGAGTTCAAATATAACAAAATGAAGAAACTCAAATGGGAATATTACACAGGTAAGTTAGATGATGATGATCTAAAAAAATATGGATGGGAACCATTTCCTTTTATACTCAAATCTGATATCACTACATACTTAGAGAGTGATGAAGACCTGAACAAATATCTTGCATCAAAAATATTACATGATGAAATTGTTGAAGTCTGCACAAGTATTCTAAAAGAATTGAATAGTCGCACATATCAGATTAGGTCATGGATTGATTGGGAAAAATTTATACAAGGCATTTGATGACTGATTTAGCATTACATAAAAAGAATGAGGCCTTTATACAAGTAGAGTGTGAAAAAGGAATAGGTCAAGAACTATCTTCCTACTTTGAATTTTTTGTCCCTGGTTACCAGTTTATGCCAGCTTTCAAGCAAAGAATTTGGGATGGTCGCATAAGACTTTTTGATCTTAGGTCTTTTACCATCTATCATGGTCTTGTACCCTACATTGAAAAATTCTGTAAAGAAAGAAACTATTCTTTAGAAATAGACTCAGAAATTTCAACTACTGAAAATTTCTCATTGATTGAGGCTGTTGATTTTTGTCGCACTCTTGATCTACCTTTTGAACCAAGAGACTATCAACTGCAATCTTTCGTACATGCAATTCGCAATAAACGCATACTCCTCCTGTCTCCTACTGCCTCTGGAAAGTCTCTGATACTATATCTTATAGTTCGTTGGTTACAGTCCTCAGAGTATCGTAGAGGTCTTCTGATTGTACCTACGACCTCTCTTGTTGAACAGATGTACAAAGATTTTGAAGATTATGGTTATGATTCAGAAGAACATTGTCATCGTCAATACTCAGGTAAAGAAAAACACACCAATAAATTTCTGACCATTACCACATGGCAAAGTATATACAAAAATGAGAAAGAGTATTTTGAACAATTTGACTTTGTTCTTGGTGATGAAGCACACCAGTTCAAGGCCAAATCGTTGACAACTATTCTTTCAGGTTGTGACCAAGCCAAGTATCGTATTGGTACAACTGGTACCTTAGATGGAACAAACACCCATAAACTTGTATTAGAAGGTCTCTTTGGTCCTGTTTACAAAGCAACATCAACATCTGAACTTATCACAAAGAAACAATTGGCTGATTTTCGCATCAAGTGTTTGATTCTAAAGTATTCTGATGAAGTATGTAAACAATGCAAAGATTGGGACTACAACCAAGAGATTGAATACATAGTTATGAACAAAGCGAGAAATGAGTTTATCAAAAATCTTGCCTTGTCTCTTGAAGGTAACACACTTATACTTTTTCAATTCGTGGAAAAACATGGCAAAGATTTATACAGTATCATCAATGAATCAACAAGTAAACGAAAGATATTTTTTGTTTTTGGCGGTACGGATGTTGAAACCAGAGAATCTGTTCGTAGCATTACCGATTCTCACAAAATAAAAAATGAAATATGTTTTGAATTTGGTAACATAGAAGTAAAATGTAAATATGATGATTATGTGTCATTAACTAATGGAACCAGAAAAAAAGCTGAATTTGTTACTGAAGATGATGATGTTGATACCAGTTGGATACTAAATAATAAAAAGTAAACTACTGGAGTAAATATATGAAACATTACACCATCTATAAGATAACAAACAAAATCAATGGTAAATTTTACATTGGAAAACACATTACTGAAAATTTGAACGATAATTACATGGGTTCAGGAAAATTAATAAAAAAAGCAATTCAAAAATATGGTATAGAAAATTTCAAAAAAGAAATTATAAAAATTTATGATAATGAACATGATATGAATATTGCTGAAT